AATCGTTCTGAAAACTTCAAGGGTGATAGAGACATTCATGCTTATTTTGATACTGTGATTGACTCAAAGGCTTACTTAGGAGATATTTCTGGCGATAGTAATCGATATCTTTCAGAAGATTATTTCTTCTGTCAGTTTGTTCGGAGAATTGGTTATCAGATTTTCCTTTGCCCGTGGATGAAGATTAGTCATATGGGTGCGTATAATTTTAGTGGTTCAATGCAAACTCTGGCAAATTTAGACTTTGCTGGTCATGGAATAGACAATGAAACAAGGGTGAAAGATTTTGAAAAAAGAAGAAGAAACATCAAACAAGCAAATAAGAAAAAACGAAAAAAGAATTGATTATGTTTTTGATGAAGATGTATATTTGAAAGAAATTTGGGATACAATAGATTCCACTTATATTTCACATTATGCTCAAAACAAGATACAATCAACAGAGTTTATTGCTGATGCAGGCCACGGTGAAGGTTTCTGTATTGGTAACATCATTAAGTACGCTCAAAGGTATGGGAAGAAGGGTGGATTTAATAGAAATGACTTGACAAAAGTCGTGCATTATGTTATTATTATGTTATACCTACATGATAATCATTACAACCGTGAATCTCAAGGAGAACACAATGAAGTTAAGTGAAAACACTGTATCGTTCCTGAAGAACTATGCTAACATCAATCAAAGTTTAGAGTTTCGTGAGGGTAGCACTCTCAGAACTGTATCCCCTTTAAACACAATCCTGGCCTCAGTAGAAATCAGTGAGGACTTACCAAAAACATTTCCGATTTATGAATTGAATCGATTTCTTGGTACGTTGTCATTGTTTAATGATCCAGAGTTGGATTTTACTGAAAATGGTGTATCAATAACCGATACTAACCACGAAGCGACATATCGTTATTGTGGAAGTAGTTCAATGTTTCAAACTCCACCTGAGAAAGAAATTGACTTTCCAGTAGCAGATGTGGAATTTGAACTGACACTAGATGTGTTTAAAAAGACCATCAATGCGGCCAATACTCTTGGTCTACCAGAAATAGTAATTGAAGGTGATGGAACGGAAACTCGTATTGTTGTATCTGATACAGGAAATACTACTTCTGATAATTTCTCAACTGCTGTTGGGCCTACGGATAAAATATTCCGTATGATATTCAAGACTGAAAACTTGAATAAGTTGATGGAAGGAACTTATGCTGTTAGGTTGTCATCTAAAAGAATTTCTCACTTTAAGAGAACAACTGATACTCTGAATTACTGGATTGCGCTGGAGCAGAACTCCACATTTGATGCGTAACCATTACAACTTTGATATGAAAGTATATTATGGCAGTAGATAAATTTTTGTGGGTGGAGAAGTATCGCCCAAAAACTATCGATGAATGTATCTTGTCTGATACAATCAAGGGAACTCTTGAAGATTTAGTTAAAGATGGTAAAGTTCCAAACCTAATGTTCACAGGCCCTGCTGGAGTTGGCAAAACAACTGTAGCCAGGGCAATCTGTGATATGACTAATTCTGATTACATTATCATCAATGGTTCAGATGAGGGTAGAATGATTGATACTCTCAGAACCAAAATGACTCAATTTTGTTCTACCATTTCTTTATCGGGTGGTAGTCGCAAGATTGTTATCATTGATGAAGCAGACTATATGAATCCAGATTCAGTGCAACCAGCAATGAGAGGTTTCATTGAGAAGTTTTCAGAAAACTGCTCCTTTATATTCACTTGTAATTACAAAAACAGAATCATTGAGCCTATTCATTCTCGGTGTGCAGTAATTGATTTTGGCTTAAAGAAGAGTGAAAAACCAGTAATTGCATCACAGTTTATGATAAGATGTGGTGTTGTTCTTACTCAGGAAGGTGTTGAGCATGATAAGAGAGTTGTTGCAGAACTTATCAACAAACATTTTCCAGATTTCCGTAGGGTGTTGAATGAACTGCAACGATATTCAACTTCTGGCATTATCGATTCGGGTATTCTTGCAAATATAGGTGAATTGAATCTCGATCAATTGATTACATCATTGAAAGAGAAAAACTTCCCTAATATGCGACAATGGGTTACATCCAATGTAGATAATGATCCTGCATCTGTTTATCGTAAGATTTATGATAAATTATACGAAGTGGTGGCCAAAACATCTATCCCTCAAGCAGTATTGATTATTGCTGATTATCAATACAAATCCGCATTTGTTGCAGACCAAGAGATTAACTTGGTTGCTTGCCTGATAGAACTGATGGCAGATTGTGAGTTCGTATGAGTCCGTTTGAATTTGTAAATCAGATCAACTATGGGAAAAAGAATCTCATGGATGAATCTCCAGAACTGGAAAGGGAATATAAACCTTTTATAGTAAATAGAGGCTTAAGTTTCAACCATGATACTGCAAGATGGGCGAATGAGATGAACTTTCACAATCATGCAGATTCAAAACTTCAATTCGACTTTTTTCTAAATAGTATTAGACCAAAGAAACGTTATGGCAAATGGTTAAAAAGGGAAAAAGAAAATAATGAAATTCTTGATCTAATCAAGAAATATTACAATTGCAATTATGAAAAAGCGAGAGACTATGTTACATTGCTAAATGATTCGCAACTGAACATTATTAAACAACGAATTGATACAGGTGGCTTGAAAGGCACACAATGAATGATACACTCATACAAGCGATGGTTGAAGTTACATTAAAAGAACCCGATGATTTTCTAAAAGTAAGAGAAACCCTCACAAGAATCGGTATTGCATCACGCAAAGAAAAAACATTATTTCAATCTTGTCATATCCTGCACAAACAGGGAAAATACTACATAGTTCATTTTAAAGAACTTTTCGCATTAGACGGAAAAACCACTAATTTCACAGAGAATGATGAGGCCCGAAGAAATAGTATCGCAAATCTTCTAGCGGAATGGGAATTAATTTCTCTAGTGGTAACAGAAAAATCAGCAGAACCTACAGTTCCATTGAGTCAATTAAAGATTCTTTCTTTTAAAGAGAAGGATGAATGGGAGTTGACACCAAAATATAATATAGGAAATAAAAAGGAAGCTGATGTCGAGAATGACGAGTGATTTGCACTTTTACAGAACAAACCCAGCAGTAAAAACACCTATTCGTGCTACAAAAGGTTCTGCTTGTTTCGATTTGTGTTCATTTTTACCAGAGGATTCCTCGGTAAATATATACATAAATTTTAACGGACAGCTATCTAAAAGTGCCCGAAAAGTAATAGATGGAAAACTTGAAATCAATCCTCACGAACGAGCATTAGTTCCTACAGGATTAATTTTTGATATTCCAAAGGGTTATTCGATTCGTTTATATCCAAGATCCAGCCTTGCGTTGAATAACGGATTAACCCTCGCAAATAATGTAGGGATTATCGATTCTGATTATGTGGAACTAGTTTATATGATGGTTTGTAACATAAGTGGATATCAACAATTTATATTCGATGGAAATCGTATTTGCCAAGCAGAACTTGTCAATGAACTATCATATATGATTATGGAAACTGATGTTCGCCCAGAACAAAAAACTGATAGAGATGGAGGATTCGGATCAACTGGAAAGGAATAACTTGGCTTATATTTTACACAAGTGGACAGTTGCTACTGTTCAAGTCGTTTACTACATACCAGACTATTTGCACGTTGTAAACGAATTCATGTGGCAAACAGAAGATCAGATACCAAATTATCCAAGAATAACGAAGTTCTTAGACTATTGGGATAAAAATATAGATGGCCCCATCAAAGAGGTGTATATCTACGATCAAGGCCAAAGTAATATTAGAAAAGTGGATAGAAGATTCAAAATGAATTGATATGAAACCTGTGGTAATATATTATGACCGAAGAAAATGACACGCAAAAAGTAGAATATAAAGAAGAAAGACAGATGGGCAAGGCTGCAAGTCTTTCTATGGAACTCAAAAAATAAAACACACGACTGCAAGAAGAGCTTGAGGAAATGCAGGCTCAGTTTGAAGAAGTTTCCCCCAGCACACCTTCAGGTGGCCCAGATAGTTATCTCAAATGGATAGGTGTAATTGCAGCTGTATTTGGAATATTTCTACAAAATGCAGGACTCCCAATATATGGTCAACTTTTCTATATTGTTGGTGCTTGTTCTTGGACGGCTGTAGGATTTTACTGGAACGATAAAGCAGTCATGCTGGGTAGTGTTATTCCAGCAACTTCTGTGGCAATGAGTTTAATACAAAAATTAGTAGGAATGTATACTTAAAAAACAATATAAATAACTATGAAAACAAAGTATAAACTAATCGTGAATGGTTCTGGAAGTTATACAGAAGATTCATTGTTCAAACTATATTTTACGATTTTAAGACATCGCTTCCATCATCTATGTAAAGGTGAAGGATGGCGAGATTGAGGCTGACCATAGTGGTAGTCTCACAACCAATCTCAAGTCCTGTGCTATGGATTGAGATTCTTCAACACCAACCTTGCTTACATAAGGAGGAATAATGGTATCATTAGCACCACACTCACATTTTACCGCAGGCGACTTAGATCGATTCATGGGACTTTCCATCGGATTTGATTCTATGTTTAATCGTCTTGCAAACTTTCCACAACAAGATGGTGGAGCATATCCACCCTACAATATCCGAAAAGAAGATGACTTTAATTTTGTCATTGAGATCGCCCTTGCTGGGTTTTCGGAAAAAGATGTAGAAATAGAACTTACTGAAAATGTTCTCTCTGTTCGCTCAGTAGGTGAAAAGGGGAAACAAAATTTGGATGTACCAGACTACGTTCATAGGGGAATAGCAAATCGTGCTTTCTCTCGTAAGTTTACTCTTGCCGATGACATTGTTGTGAATGGCGCAGAATTCGAGAATGGTCTTCTTAACATCACTCTGGAAAAAGTTGTTCCAGATGAAAAGAAACCACGAATCATTCCCATCACAAATCCATCCGTGATTGAACATTTGAAACATACTTCTGAAATGAATTCTAAGAAGAAGTAAGTACGCCTCTTCCCCTTACTAATATATACTTTAGTAAGGGGTTTTTTATTTTAAATTATTAGGAGAATATTATGTTACCTTTATTATTATTCAATGTTATTTCTAGTCTTGTAGTAGACAAAGCAACAGATCTAGCAACAGAACACGTTGAAAGTATGATAGATGATTTACTTCCAAAAGAAGCACAAAAAGAATTAGACAAAGCTATAAAAGAAGACCCAGCACACCAATTCACAAATGCCAAAGAGGCATTGATGGCTGTTGTTGAAGGTAAGTTACCTATCACCAGAGCAGACGGAACACTCAAACCAATTGAAAAATCATTCACAGTTACATACAATCCTACCGATGGTTCGATTGATATAAACCCATCTTAGGAGAACACAATGGCAACTAAGAAATTATCTTATAACGGACACCTATCAAAAAACTTTGGGTATCAAGAAATGATAAAAAGTTCAACTGCTGATCGTTTAGGTATATCAAATGATGCATCAAGAGA